CTTCAACGGCTTTGCTTGCAGCTTCCGTTTCTGGTTTTTGCTCCATGTTTTTGGAAGTGAGATTTGGACTAGATGACGGAGCTTGAGCCGTCAAAGCTTCCCTAGATTGCTCTAGGTCGGCTGCATTTTCTTCTGGTGGAGAATCTGCAACCTGTTTAATTTCAATCTTATCCTCTTTTTCTAGACTTCGCCCTACTCCGACGGAAGCGTCTGCTGGCACCGAAACCAAACTAATTTCCATAGCTTTCCATGAGGTAACAACCATTTGATCGCCACGTTCCTCAATTTCATTAATTTGATAAGCAAAACTCACTTGTGAAATAATGCCATCTTCAACATCTGTGCGTTTTTCTACTGCGTTAGGATTTCTAGACCATTTAACAGTTGCGTAACCTCTTCTATCCTCAGAAATCTCTGCATTTTGCACCACTCCAAGAACTTCATCTCTATTGTGATTCCAAAGAAAAGGGGCAGTTCCGTTATTTAAACGAGATAGGTCAGCAGCCCCCTTATCATGCGATAAAACTTCTTGCCCAAAATATCTTTGTACTGGTTCTTCAGAACTAAAACTCATGTAAAGTTCATTTCCATCAGTTTCAATAGTTCCTTTTAACTCTCTAGTTTGAACTAAATCTTTGTTTTTGTATCTTTTCTTTAACTCTTTTAAGTCTAGTTTTCTATATTGTGATATTTCTTCATCTTTTTTTTCCTCATCTTTTCCTTTTCCATACCCTTTGTCATCATAATCTGACGCTTTTGGTAGAGGGTCTATTTTTGTAAGTGTGCTGAATTTATGTCCAACAAGCTTGTCAGTTTTGTTATATCCACCATCAGGGGCGGGTCTATATATACAAATTAAAGCTGCTGGATTTTCTTTTGTACCATCAACAGTAAAAGAACTATCAGGAATGTTAATTGTTCCGTTTCTTTCTATCTTTTCAATTTGGCCTCTTGCTCTTCCTCCGCTTGAGTTCCAAGATACATAATCGCCTACCTTTAATTCATCAGCAGCAGCTTTTTCTTCTTCTATTGGTTTTTCTAAAGTTGAATCCATAGATGTTTCTTTCGTATTGTCTACATCATACTCATTTAAAAGGTTATCATCAAATCTTGCTCTTGCTTTTTTAATTTGTTCAGATTTTTTACGACTCCAACTAAACCCTGCGTCTGATCCCCATGCTGACCAAGCGACCCGGCCTGCTGACGGATACCCTTTTTCTCCGGGTCTAAAACCTTCAGCTTTTTTATCAACTTCATGCCTGCTAAAAAAACTAAACATTCTCATTACTACATCAACGCTTAATTCTTTTCCGCTTAATATTTGCGTTGCTCGTACCGCAGCTACTTGAGTTCCACCTTTTTTACCTTCACTTTTCCATTTTTTATATTGCCTAGCCCCTGCTTTCATCCCTTCTGTAGGCTTCAAATCTATTTCTGTTCCGTTAACATTTGCCATGTCAATAATGTTAGATATACAACATATTACTTCAATTTAAGTAAATAGATACTTGCGTATTTAAAATATATATGCTATACTGATAGTAATTAGAGGATGATAACTCTAATTTCTTTATCCCAATTGAGGTATTTTAAAATGAGAGACACTTCTTTCTTAGGTAAATTATTAGCACTAACAGAAAGTACTAATCCACATGAAGCAGCATTAGCTAAAGCTAAATTAGAGCAACAACTAGAAAAAAGAGGTATAGACCTTGAACAACTAGAAGCACAACTAGGCGATATGTCTGTTGTTGACGAGGAAATTGAGGTAATTGCTTTTAGATTTGGTACTCCTTATAAGCGTATTGATCCAGCAGTATCTACTATTATTAGTGCTGTTGCTGATTACTATAACGGCAAAATTGTTTTTACTCCTTTTAAAATGGAAAGGTCTGGAAACCAAAAACACCAAAAAGAATACATTAGAGATTCTAAAGGTGACATTTACAGACAAATTGAAATCTCTGCTAGTAAAGCTAGACAAATAGAGATTGAATTATATGCTGATTATCTTATACAAGCATTAACTGACGAGTGGGCTAGACATTGCCAAGAAGATCCATTCCAAGTTGCTATGCAAGGTGCAGCCCATAGAAACAGTTTTAGAAAAAACTGGGCTTGGAAAGTGCAAGAACGATTTGAAGAGATGAAAAGAGATGAACAAAAAAATGGTAAGCAGCTAAAACTAGCTGACAAAACTATTAATGTTTCTGCTCTTATGGTTATTAATGCTAATAAAGCTGAGTTAGCAAAAGTTGAAGAGTTCTACGCTGAACGCTATCCATCTATAGGCAGTAGAGGCCATGCTTACACTACAGGCGGTTCTGGGGCTGAGGCTGGTAGAGCTGCTGGGGGTCGTGTTGGACTAAGTAGACAAATGACAGGCAACACACAAAGACGTTTAGGAGGCAGCTAAAAATGACTAAAGATCTACCAATAGACCCAAGAGTAACTGAATTTTTACAACACCTTGAAACTGGACTCGCACAAGCGGGTCTAGATTTTGAGGATTACAACCCAACTTATGTACATCTACGACATGAGGATACAAATGAATTAACTACAGGTTGTATTTTTAGCCAAGTTATTAATCCAGTTGATAATGTGTATACAGTTTGTGTTAATTATGATGGGGTAAGTTTTCCAGCAGATAAACACTCTAAACTTCCATTTAATATTGACCAGCCTCCATCTATGGTTGCTATTCTTTTTCTTGTTGCAATGATAAAAGAAGAAATAATTGACCCGCCATTATGCCCACATTGCGAGGCTGAAAGTGAGCATAAAGAATAATTATTCTGTAAAACATATTGAAAGCTCTCAAACTTATGAGTGGTTTTTGCATAAACACTACGCTAAAAGAATCCCAAACATTTCTTTTAGCTTTGGTTTATATGATCGCAATTATTTTTTAAAAGGTGTTTGCAGTTATGCAAAACCAATGAGTCAAACTTTAGTGCAAGGTGCTTTGGCTGGAAAATATACTGATACTTTTTTAGAATTAAATAGATTAGTAGTTAATGATAATCTTGATAAAAATGTTTTAAGTTTTTTTGTTTCTCAATCTTTAGCACTATTACCTAAACCTCAAGTTATCGTTAGCTATGCAGATACGTCACAGGGGCATCACGGCTACATTTACCAAGCAACTAACTGGATCTATACAGGATTAAGCGCAAAGTTTACTGATTATGCTGTGAAAGGTTTAGAACATCTACACCACAGTTCTATTGAGGATTCTGTAGGTAGATATGATAAAGATGCAAAAATAAATAAAACAGAATTATTGAAAGAAAGATATGGAGATCTTCTTTATAAAAAAGAAAGACCAAGAAAACATAGATATTTTTATTTCTTAGGTAATCGAAAAGATAAAAAAATTATGACTAATTCTCTTGTTTATAAAGTACAAAAATATCCTAAAGGAGATAATAAAAGATATGACTCTAGTTACAACCCAAGCATCCAAGGTATTTTATTTTGAATAAGAAGAACAAAATTAAAATTATTTGCACCCAAGAACAATATCAAAATATTCTTGATGTTTTGTGTTGTGGTTGCTGTTGGATTGGCACAGGAGAAAATAACCCACATGATGCAAGAAACACAAAATATAAAATGAAAAAAGTAGATATAAAAAAATTTAAAATGGCAACAGACTTATTAAGTCAAAAAAATGTTGAATTTGAGTTTATACACCCTTAATCTTCGCTAATACCTGTTCCGCTTCCTAAATCAAGGTCTAATTGTACTCCAGACTCGCTTAATGTTTCTTGTTCTGCCTTAATTTGATCTATATTCTCTTCAAAATCTTTTCCTAACATTGATACAATTTCGCCTTTTGTATAATATCCCGCAGCTTCGCCCATTCTGAAAGCTTCGATTTCTTTCTTAGGGTCAACCCAACTCCAGCCTCTCGCTTGCCATTTTGGACTTGTGTATCTCAAAGGATTAAGTTCGTAATCTGGTAGGTTCAATGACCCAGCCAAAACAGCAGCATCTAAAAATTCTTCAAATATTCGTTGATGGAAGTTTTCGATAAAAAATGTTTGAAGCATTTTCCAATGTTCTCTATCTTCCAATAAAGATAATCTTGAGCTACTGTAATTCGTTTCTGAGAAATCTCGACTAATTGTTGCATAGCTACAACCCAAACCTGAGGCATACCTTCTAATTTTGTTTTTAACAAACATCTCATATTGACTATCTGGTGAACTAATATTAGGCACTGTTATTTCTTCACCCGGATTTAGATATTTAAAAACTCCAGCTTCCCAATCAGTAAGTCTTTGCTCTTCTTGTACATCATCTGCTTCTAACTCTCCTTCAGTTGAGCTAATAAAACCCATTAAACTTGCTCCCGCCCTTGCTCGTATGACGGCTGCACTTTCGTAACCTGACATTTGGTGCATATCGTCCATCACACAACTTAGCCAAGGAACACCTCTATTTTGACCCGGCCGTTCCTGTATATATAAATGAATAATATCGTTTGCATTTATTATTGTATGTTTTTCATTTTCATAACTATTCTCAAACCAGTTGTCACCCGGATGTTTGTTTAAAAAAGCATATCTTTGAGGCCTTCCAAACTTATCGACTTCAATACCCATTCTCCATTCATTGCCTTTTCTTGCTGGTTTACCAGAATACTCATCATCTAGTAAATCGGATTCAATAATTTCTAAACCTAGAGGAATTGTACTCTTGCCAAATTTTCTACGAATAATCCTAAAAAAAACTTCCCCGCTTTCTACTAATGCCCCAACTGCTAAGTTTTCAAGCATAAAAAAACTTTTTTGCCCAGATACATCACAACTATCTCTTCTACACCAATTCTTCCATTCGTTTTCTATCATCATGCTTAATTTTTTATCTTTTTTTCTTCCCCTAATTGATTGCACCATACATTGAAGCTTTACACCTTGACCTATAACATTTATTTGTGTTGTTCTCTTAGCTTGCTTTGCATAAGGGTTATCTCGCATTAATTGACGACTTCTATCCCTTAATTTGCGTAAACTGACCTTAATTTCCGCATCTGCTGAAGTGTTACTTGAAACCCAACCATCTGTTAAACGTGAAATAGCTGCCCCCGCATAACGTCTGCGTTTAATTTTTGTTACTTCTGGTTGTTTAGTAAATAATCTACTAATAGGAGTATGCCAAGCCATGATTAACCTCTTGTACGAATATATAAATTATGAGGATTACCTTGACCGTTGGCAATTAATTGTTGTTTTTCCTCTTTAATTAAGTCTCTTTTATATCTATCTCTAATTAAAATTAATTCGCTTAAATCATATTTTTTTATACTTCTATTACCTATTTTATATTCTTGAACTGCTTGGCCAGTACTTAATGCTCTTATTGTAGCTTCAATTGCATCAAAATCTTTTCTTATTTGTGTACGACCATCAAAAGCTTTTGGATTATTTCCAGAATATAAAGTACTTTCAATAACTGTAAATTGACCCTGTGCTATAGTCTGCCTTTCATTTCCAGACTTATTAGCCATTGCTTGATAAAACCATAAGCCATCTGGAAACGTAGCTGACGTAGCATTATTTATAGTAAATTTAAAACCATCTTCATGTGCTGTGCTGTTTATAGTCGCTGCAAAATTCTGCTTATTAGTTCTTAAATAATAAACAACTGACCAATCTGGACTTGATATTGGATTACCAAAATGATCTTGCGTTGCATTAAGTGTCCACTGGATATAATCTCCAGCAATAATTTTTTTTGGGATAGTCACAGATTTACCATGATGAAATAAATTTTGGCTTTTGAGCCTTCTTTCTCAATCTTAGCTCACTAATATAGTCTTTTTCATCCTTATTTTGTTTTATTTCGCCCTTAATTCGTCCTCTTTCCTCATAATTATCCCAAATTGTTCTTCTATCTCGCTTTTGATAAAGTCTTTGTAATGCTGCATAAGCATAAACAGTACAATCTAAAACCTCATTTCTTGCTGAACTTTTCTTTACCCATTCTCTAACTGGGAATCCTTTTACATATCTAATGACTTGTTTTTCTGCTGTTAATTGTTTGAAATATTCTTCATCTGCGTTCATATTAAAATGCAAATAACCCGCCCCATCTTCTACATGACGTAATCTTGAAAATAATGTAGTTTTGATAGTATCTGTTCCAACTGTAAATAATTCTGCGCCTCTTTTGATAGTCCTACCTTTCCAGTTTAAATCTAATTTTTTCCCTTTACTTATGGGTATTTGATTCTTTTGTGATGAACCTTTTATTGCTATAACTCCATGTTTTCTTCTGTCTCTTGTGTAAGCATAAACTTCAGAGGTGTAATGTCCTCCAGAGTCAACAGCAATTATATCTGGTGAAAAACTATTGCCTAATTCATGTCTAAAAGGTCTAAGTAATAGTTGATCTAATTGCTTCCATAATTCTGTTCCGCCGGGATCTCCATAGATTTCTTGATGATCTATAAGCCAGCCTTCTTCTCCTCTACCCCATCCCCAGACAGAAATTGCAAGTCTATTATCTTGTACGTCAACACCCGCAGTAACTACAACAGCTTTTTCTGGTATCATATTGGACTCATAAGACTCAACCCTTTCCATCAATACATCTGCTTGGACTTGAGCTGCATAATTCTCTTCCCAAGTCTCCGAAAGTACAGTATTCACAAAGGTTTTCAGGCGTTGCGGGTCTGCCTTCGCTTTAATAAAATCGTCAACAATTTCTGCCCATCCTTTCCAACCAA